AATAATGGGAATTGATACTACAATACCTGGAGTAAGTGCAGAGATAAGTGAGGCAAGTAACTCTGCACCATTTGGATCTGCAGGAGTAATTGCAATAGTTGGACGTTTCGAGATGGGAGATGGTAATAAGCCATATTATATTTCAAGTGCTAAAGATGGTTTAAATCAGATGGGATCTGATCCAGATTATCCAGGTGAACAAATAATAAGAATGGCATTTACACAGGACCCCACAAATAATAATTATGGAGCATCTTCAGCCATATGTGTACGAGCTGGAGCAACAACTGGAGCAAGCACATCTATAATGGATACAACCACACCAACACCGGTTGAAATAATGACATTGACTTTAGCTGGTGGAATTTGGGGTAACAATTTAACAATAACAATCAGCCCAGGATCGAATAGTGGTCAAAAAGTTACAATAATGAATGGTTCAACAATACTCGAACAATGGGATAATTGCGCAGATGCCACAGCCATTTATAACAATATCCTTGCAAGAAACAGCATCCCTGTCGAAATCACAGTTGGAGATCTAACCAAAACACCTGCCACAATAACAGCACAACCATTTACTGGAGGAGCAGAAGTATCTGAACCATCCGCAAGCGACATAGATTCAGCATTATCAACATTACTAAATGAACAATTCGACCTTCTAATATTCACAGATCTGCCAATAGACACATATTACACCAATATTGACACTTATATCCAAAACAAAGTAAGTGCAGATCAGCTATGTATGCCTGTTCTTCCAATTGATGTGACTAAAACAAATGCTGAAGTTATTGATCTTTTAACAAGCATCGATGACCAGTTCTTTATCTGGCTTACTCAAAGCATTACAAGTGGAACTGAAGTGTTAAACGAAGCTGCCACTGCTGCAAGAATCGCAGGATACCTCGCAGGATTACCAGTCAATGTATCAATGACCAATAAAACAATATCGGATATCACTGCAATAAACGAAGATTACGGATCTCTTGACGATGGAGGAGCCACACAATACCAACTCACAGATAATGGTGCAACTCTTCTCACAGTTAAAGATCGCCAAAACCAGATATATGGCATAGTCTCAGCAGTAACAGGAAGCCATTTTGTAGACGATACAGGCCAGAAACCATATGTTGAACAACATGCAATGAGAACACTCTGCTTCTGCTGTAATTATTTAAACTGCAGTGATATGTTAGGATCAACTGATTTCACAGCCACACAATTAGCAGTCAATGGTGAAATTGAACAGAGAATATCTGATCTGGAAGGTGTTGTTGCAACTGATGTACAATACAGTACAGAATTTGATGCAGAAAATAATGAGATACTTTATGAGGACATATCAGTCCAACCATTTGGTATCCTTAAACATATCGATCAGAGAATTACAATGGTAAATCCAGTTGTTACAGGGTCATAAGGAGGTTTAGAACATGGCAATAAAATATGTAAACATCTTAATAAATAGCCTCAGGATAGCCAGAGCAACCAAATACAGTTATGATTACAAACAATCAAACGATGTAGAGGATACATTCGACGGTCCTGTGGGTACACCTGCAAACTATGGAGTATACACAGTTAAATTATCAAGACTAGTCAGATATGATCCCAATTTCGAAGCACAATTACAAAGTGCAATCGAACCTGGAAGCACAGTTCCAATCGTTATTCAAGATCCCAACCCTGATGGTATTATAACAGATACCTATACTGGTTGTATGTTGGACAGTATAAGTGGAAGTAAAGACCCTAAAAAAGCAGCTAGTGAAGATTTCAGTTTCTCAGCGTTAACTCGTACTAGAGTAACCGCACCAGCTTAATTATATTTTTTTTATTTTGAAATTTTATTAAAATGTGATTATTATGAAAAATACCGAAGACAGAATAAACGAAATAATGGAACAGGATGCACTTGATGAATCAGAAGAAAATTCTATATTTGATCCAGATGAATCTGAAGAATTAGAAGTCTTACCTGATTTTGATATGGAAAAATTAATCCTTGATGGTAAAGATGCAGTGTTAAGAAGGGAAGTTGAATTCTTTGATCTCACAGATTCCAAGAAAAAAAGGATGCCAGTATATGTCAAACCACTCTCAAGAGGAGAAAGAGGAGCCATCGACAAAGAAATTGCAAGAAAGGTCAAAGGAAAATCAAGCAATAAAAATGTAATTGATATGATATGTGCATTCGGCTTTGTAATGAATGAAAAAGGAACACCATTTAACATATCTGTAATTCGTGAAATGCCAGATGGATTTGTTAAAAATGTATCAGAAGAAATTAAATTCATAAGTGGAGATTTCAAAGATAGATTTGAAGACAAAGCAATAGACAAAATTTTTGGGAAAGATTAGATCCCGATGAAGACGGGTCCTGGTTTTGGATATTGATCTTGATTATCAAACAACATTACCAACTACAAGAAAAAATTAATGACTTAACAGATCTTCAAGTTCTATTTCTGATAATTGTCCAGGAAGTTTATGGTGATCTAATCCAACGAAATACTCCTTAAATTCTTAATTTTTTATTTTTTTTATTCTTATAAATTTTACAATTTTCACGAGGCTGAGCCCATGCTAGAAGAACTACTTATCCAAATAAGATCAGTTTATGACAGTTCAGGTATGACTGAAGCACGTGAAAACGTAGCATCAGCCCAAACTGCAACCGAAGACATGGCGGCAGCTTCAGTAATGGGTAACGAGGAAACTCAAGCAGCTGTGGAAGCCACTGGTCAAACCTATATGGATGCTAAGGGTAAAATAGTAGATTTTGGTGCAGCATCCGACCAAGCAGCAGCAACTATGAGTTATAACATGGGTGCAGCTTCAGACCGTGTAACTGAATTTAACAACGATATTGAAGAAGGAACTAATGCAGTTCAACAAGGTTTAAGCCCTGCACTTCAAGGTATTGATACTTCCCATTTAGAACAAATGGGAACAGATATGACTGAAAATGTAGCTACAACAGATGAAGCATCAGACAGTGTAGAAAAATTAAGTGGAAAATTCAGCGCCCTCCAATCAGTTGGTGGAATGGCCCTAATGATGTTAGGAACCCTTATGTTAGGGTTAGCTGACAAAGCCATAAGTGCAGCTGAAACAGTACAAGGATCTATGAGTAAAATGGGCGGAGCACTTGGAATGAGTGCCACTCAAGCTATAGCAAGTACACCACAATTAGAAAAAATGGCACAAGGGTGGTCAAATCAAACGGGTATAGATCCTGAAACATTGGCCTCATCAGTTTCAGCATTATCAGTATATCCTGGAATGGCAGGTAATACACAGGCAATAAACTCAACTATGCCAGTTATTGGAGGTTTATCAACTGCACTTGGAACAGATCCAACAGCTGCAGCTCAAGCATATGGTAAAGTTCTTACATCAGCTACACCCTCAACCATGATGACTGCAAAGTTAGGTATAACAACTAACTCATTAAACCAGGGATCAATAGCAACAGGTGGATCAAGTACATTTGCAGCAGATGATCCAACTCAAAGAATCGCAGCATTAAACAATGCCCTTATGCAAAATGGGAATATCGCTAAAATCAACGCAGCTTATGCAAATTCAAGCGCAGGTAAAATGGCCATATTCAATGGTAAACTTACCGAAATGGAAGCAACAATAGGTGCAGACCTTGTCCCAACATTAACCTGGTTAATGAATAATGTATTATCTCCATTAGGAAGTGCAATGTCAAAATACCCTGCTCTTGGAAGTATAGTAGCTTTATTCTTAGTTCTTGGTGGTGCTCTTGGATTACTCGCAGGACCATTAATGGCTTTAGGTCAATTAGGTCCCGCGATAACAGAAATTAAAGCAGTAGGATCTGCAATATGGAATCTTCCAAGCACTATAAGTGGGGGAATTAATGCTTTAAAAGAACGGTTTGCTAGTGTTGGAGATTCTGCAGATGAAGCTGCTGGGAAAGAGGACATATTAACAACTAGTCAAGAATTAAGTGGTAATGCTTCAGAAGAAAGTGCAGCCAAAGTTGACACTTATCTTGGTGCTACAATTGCATCAGGAACAGCAGCTGAAGAAAATGCTGTTAAAATTGATGCATTTACAGCATCTGAAGACTTAGCAGGAACTGGCGGTACAGTTGGCGGTGCTGAAAAAGGCGCTGGCTTCATGGAAGAGGAAGCAGGTTCTATCGGGTCAATGAGTGGAGTAGCTGAATCAATAGCCGGAGGTTTTGTGGTTGCAGCAGGAGCAGTCATGAGTTTTGTTGGTGCTTTAGCATCAGCAACCATGGCAACATTAATCTTCCTTGCCACAAACCCTATCGGATGGGCGATACTTATCGGTATTGCTATTGTCGCAGTAATCAGCTACTTCCACCTATGGGGCCCAATAATCAATGACACCAAAGCATTATTCAACGGTTTGGGTAAAGATGCTGTTCATGCATTACAGATGATATGGGTTGGACTACAACAATTCGGAGCAGACCTGGGAAACATCGTTCCATCAGTAGAAAATTTCAAGAATATAGTAGTGAATGATGCTGAAAATCTTGTAAATGGATTTATGAATTATATCAAATCTTTACCAGGACTAGTTTATAATGAATTTTTATCTATTGGATCTTACATGATGCAGGCAGGTTCACAATTATACAATGATGCTGTCCATATAGGCCAGAACATAGTTAATGGACTTAAGAAAGCAGCTGGAATCAACAGTCCAGGCTATATGTACTATGCCATAAAAGGAGAACTTGACCTTATCCACGAAACAATGAACAGTTCTAGCGGCATATTAGGTGAAGATGGAAAGAAAATAGGATCCTCAATAGTTGGAGGATTAACAGAAGGAACCTCAAAAAGTGCAATAAAATCAGTTGCTACAAATGCAATAAGTCCAACAACACCTCAAAGTACAAGTGAAAAACCTCAAACTGTTGTTAACATGTATTTCACTCAAAAACAAAACAAAGAAGATTCCAAACAGATAGTAGATGCAGTTACAAAAGAAGTCAAAAAATTAAATGATATAAATGGGAGGTAAGGAGTATTACATGATGGCTTGCTTTAAATTGAATATTACTTTAATTAAATTTTTCTATTTTAACCTATTTGGAGGGTTTCAAAATGTCCTATTTCATGATAAATAATGTAGCTGCAAATGTCACCAAAATAGAAGAAGATCAACAATTACAACGTCCTACCAAACCAATATTGGGGTCAAATGGAAGTCATACAACATTTCTAGGTAAAGGAGGACGTTTACTCACCTTAACAATCCGAGCAAATGAAAATAATATTCAAGCATTTCAGAACCTCGCAGCATTAGAATCATCTGTGACAGTTATCAGTCAATCAATGGCAGATTATAATGGAATTTATAATATTACTAGTTATAAACCCTCGGAAGATAAAAGAGGGGTTTTTCACATTACAATGACACTTCAAGAGAATTACGTATTCAATGTAACAATGGGATCTTTCACAGATAATCAAGTGTCCCCTGTCGATAGCTCCACAGTAATTTCTGTTGGGGAAAAATGGGATGTAGCAGTTAACGGGTGATCTAATGACAAATTTACCATTAATTTATGTTGGACCTTCACCAACGACCCCTGAAAAACAGCCTTCAGATTATGAAAGTGGCACAGCACCATATTACACTTTAAAAATCACTTATAATCTATATGCTGCTAATCAGTTTACATTTGAAAGTCCTAATTGCTATGGCGATATGAGTAAAGTTAATGTGGTTTATAATGGAAAAACACTGTTTGGTGGTCAGATAGTTGAAACAAAAGAAACAGAAGCAGGATATGAGTATAGTTGTTTAGATTATACAAGATTATTATTCGGAAAATGGCCTTTCCATTATACAAATGTTCTAATTAGTGATGTTATAAAAGATACTGTTGAATATGTGGGAATGCCTACGTCAGGAATAGTAACTTCCGGCCAAAATTGGCCCAAGTTAGGTGCATCCAATCAAAAAAGAATAAATACATGTCAACAGATGGCTAACCTTGAAGGATATGAGTTCCATGTAAATGTTGATGGCATCCCTATTTTACAACTGCCTCCGGAACCAACAGAAGGTTATTTATTTGCTACAACTTCAGGGGCCTCTAATTATAGTATAGATTATGATGATAATGATATTGTAGATGCTGTTTATGTTTTAGGTGATAAAAGTGTCTTATTATATGAATATGTAGATATTGGGATGATTATTAAATATGGATATCTTGAAGATTTTATAAGTGATACTAATCTCGAAGCAGACGATATATCTGATGCAATATCACAAGCAAATTCATTATTTAACAATGATAATGAAGCCCGTTATGCAGGCACTATAACCATACCTGACATAATTCCAATAACTGAAGGTCAATGGTGTATATTCATACCGCCTCCTTGGAGTAAAGAAACAAAAAACGCATTTTACACTAAACAAGTGGATATAACTGTTGATGCAACCACCTGCAATACAGAAGTTCAATTTTTAAATGGTCAACCATTACCCCCTGATGAATGGATGTATGTAGATCCCTTGACAGGAGAACAAGAACCATCAGCTGCAATGCCTGATGGCTATATTTATACTTACAGACCTGTTTGGATATGCTCAGATAATATTTACGGCCCAGGTCCTGATCAATCACATATCAATACAATTATGGCAGGACTTCGAAATATGAATATTACGTGTTATGATGGAGGTATAGGTCCTAATACTCATGATTCACTTTTAGAATCTGGTAAACTTCAATCAAATGCCATGCTTATTGAAATATATGGTGGTGTTGATGCGGGAGTTATCAATGAAAAATCAACTTCTTGGTGGAAAAGTTTGTTAGGCAAAAAGAAAGATGCTCTTGTTTTTATGGATACCGCAGGAGTATTAATAACAGGTTTGGCTTGGTTACCTAGGGCTCATGATGATAACTATGATCCTCCTAGTTTTACCGGAATTCCCCATCCAGATCAAATTTTGGCAGATGAAGGCATTCCATACAAAGAAGGGATAAGTCCTAATAATTTGGAGCCCGTTATCAGTTTTATTCAACAAATATCTTGGTTAACAAAGACTCCTAAGGCACCTAAATTACCTGCTGAACTTGATGGAGTAGATCCATCATTAACAAAATATTGTCAGATATATCGTTGGATTGATGATAATATTGTATATAGTTACTATATGGGTAGTAAACAGACCATACAACAAACTTTAGCAAAAGGTAGTGCCAATTGCGTAGACCAGGCATTATTGGCAGCAGCATGGTTAAATGCTGAAGGATACAAAACTCAACAGGTTAAACTTACTGTTACTCAGGCAGACTGTGATTTCAATGGACCTCATGAACATCTCCTTGTTTTAGTAAATAATCAATGGTTGGTATGGGATACTGTTTGTCATCGGTTATCTCAGGTTACATCATGTTAAAGAGGTTAAATTATGACTGGATTAAAAAATTTAGACGATGAAATTATAAGAATTGTAAACGACCAACCACAACAACAACAACCACTAATAGGCCTGGTGTCCTCCTTATATCCGGGATCAACAGTTGCAGATATATCTATAGACTCCTTGGGGTTGAATTTCACTTATGTTCCAATTATACAATCCCCATATACTGATTCCTTAACCTCTACTGGCGGGGATGTTATGAGTTCAACTCTGAATTTGGCAGTAGGAGATTATGTTCTTGTTATTTTTATTAATGGACAAAGTTCGAACCCCATAATTATTGGAAAGATCCCAGAGGGAGAATATAATGGTTGATTTTGGTACAGATGTTAATCGATTATGGATCCCAAATAGCAAAGGGGATTTTGCTTTGGTTTCGCAAATAGATAATGCGTTGCAGGCGATTTATAATCGTGTTACTATTAAATTGGATGAACTGCTCCAATTAGGGTACACTAACTATGGTAATCAATCGAATGATTTGATAGGTAACACAGATATTGAAACCACTGAGCAACAAATTATACTTTATACTCAGATTTGTCTTTTACAAGAGCCAAGAATCCAAGATATCATTTCCATTAGCTGTGCTTATTCTTTGGAAGTTGCTACTGTTGAATGTTCAGTTTTATTAATAGATGAAGACACCCCTAATAATCTTGTTTTTAATATTGGAGGTAATTAAGAATATGACTAATAATATCCCAGTTTATACATTGGAAGATCCCTCCGCAATATTGCAGAGAATGGTTAATTATTTCCAAACAGCTCAAACTCAAATTACAGATTTTAACCAGGGATCTGAAATATTAAATATTCTTTCAAGTATTAATTTAACAAATTATGAGTTAAGGGTCCTTGTGGATTATATTTTGCAGATGGGTTATGTTCAAACTGCAGCTGGTGATTGGTTAGATGCATTGGGTGTTCCTTTTGGAATACTTAGAAAATCAGCTATTCAAAGTACAGGACCTTTAGTTATAAGCACATCTGCAGCATTTACTGATGATATAGATATTCCTGATGGTACCCTTTTAACTTGTAGTACAGATCCTACACTTTATTTCCAAACAGTGGGAGATCAAACCTTAACTGCAGGTTCGTTAACTTTAAATCTTACAGGAATCGCAACAGTTGGAGGTGCTGATGGAAATGTAGCGCCTGGAATTATTGACACATTCTATGTACCTATAGCTGGTTTAACAATTACAAATCCAACAGCATTTAGTAATGGTATGGATCCAGAAGATGATACTTCGCTTAGATCCAGAATATTAGCCGCAGGTCAAGGAAACATCACTGGAAGTATTAGTTGGTATGCAGCACAAGGAGGAGCTGTGGAAGGTGTTCATGATGTTGGTGTGATTAATAATCCTCCAATTCCAGGGTATGATATTGAACTCCTTGTAAATGGTAATGTTCAACCAACACCAACTGAAGTTGTTGAAGCAGTACAGGCTTTATTTAATCAGCCAGATTGTGAGATTGGTGGGGTTAATGTTCTTGTTACTTCACCTACTTTTATTATTCAAAATATTAATGTTGCAGTTGCTCTTATGCCCGGTTATGATTGGGATACTGTTTCCGCAACACTAGAATCAGATATCCAATGTTATTTCATGGGTGGAACTACTAGTTATGGAACTGATTTCCCAGGTCTAAATGTTGGTAATGGATTTAGTTATATGATGTTACAGATGGTTATAGCCAATTCATTAGCTTCTGCATTGTTAACTTTCAATGCTTCAAGCCCTTCTACAGATGTAACAATAGCAGATGATCAGGCAGTACAGCTTGGAACTATTACCTTGACTCAAGCAAATTAGGAGGACTTAATATGAGTTTAATACAAGTTTTAGATGATAATTTTACGGAAACCAATTTAAATACGACATATTGGCTGCTTAACAGTATGCAATATTGGGTGAACCCTGGTTGGTGGTCGGGTAACAACAGCCAAGCAATATATGACCCCACAAATAATCGGATCATATTAAGACAAACCAATGGGAACAATGTTACAGGAAGTGCCACATTATTTGGGTTTAATCTGGGTTCTTCCTTTAATTTAAGCGTTGATGTAACAAATACAGCCGGTGCAATCTTTGCATTGCTATTTAATGGTACATCTGGAACACAATATTATATCTGGTCTGATGGTACACAATGGCAGTTAATGATTAATGGAAACGGCGAACCCTCTTTAATTTCAACAGTTACAACCGGAAAATTAATAGTAGATTTAGAAAATGGTACTTTAACCGTATCCATAGGAGATGCAATTATTTATACAAGGGCATGTTCGGACAGTATAGCTGACGGTTTAACATTTATAGGGGGTGATGGGTATAGCCCTTCTACACCTATTTATATATCTAGTGTGCAATTAAGCATTGAAGGAACCCCCACAACCCCTGTGACCAGTTTTACCGAGAGCATAAACGGTTTAAGTGTAGCATGTCAAGATACCAGTATTAATTATCCTACAAGTTGGCTTTGGGATTTTGGTGACGGTAACACAAGCACAGAACAATATCCAACACATATATACAATGCCCCAGGCACTTACACTGTAACATTAACTGCAACAAACAGCGCAGGCACAAGCACACCTGTAACAACCAGCATAACCATTGCAAATGCACCTATTATTCTTAGCGAATTTATTTCAAATCAATACCCTACCGAAGATGAGATCAGTGTTTATGGTCTTATAGGGGATAACCTATATTGGCTGACCAATTGGGATAACAGTATGATTGGTCATCTTTACATGACTAATATTAGTACAAATGTAACAACACTCCTTAAAACCGGTAATAAATTAGCTTCATGGGGTTGTATAGTTATAGGAAATACTATATACACAGTTGGAGAAGAACAAAACCCTTCACCTGATTTACAATCCACTATCCAAATAATAGAAGATAATGGAACATCACCACCAACCATTATAACAGTACATATGCCTAATACAAATGATTGTAATGAACTAGTAAGTGTAGATACCGATGGAACATACCTAATAGTTGGAGAACGAACCGGATCCCCACAACAAACCTATTCAAGTTATCCAACCGGTTCAGGATTATGGAAAATCCCAATAGCAACTATAACAGATACTACGACCTGGGAACGAATTTGGCAAGACCCAGATTTATATCAACTTTCAGATATAGCATATTTTCAAGGTAATTGGTATATTCATTTAAATGATTGGACTGAAACTGGTAAATGGCGTGTTGTAAAAATAACAGATTTAAATAACATCACTGGAACTTTAACAGTACCTTTAGATTTTACCACTCCAACAAATCCATTTACAAACTCCCCAAGTCCTTTCACACAACAAGGGTCAATGTTCCATGCAGGAGATAATTTAGTAGTATTAGACATAGATATGAATGCAACACCCCAAACATTCGCAATGTGGGTATATAATGGTACAACATGGACCAAAACAAGTTTAATGGCTGTTCCAAATCTTCTTAACCAATATATTATAAGAGGATATTGGGATGCTATAAATGAAAAGATTGTATTTATGGTTTCAAGTTTTACCAGTAGTTCTACCTTTTCAATATATTCAATCAATTCAGATGGAACAAATTTAACAACTCTATCAACTGGTAATCCAGGAGTAATACTAACATTAACTGGTAATCAAGGAAATAATACACAATTTCCAGATGAAAATGTTCCAATTGGAATATGTCATATGCCTTCTGAAACATCAGAAGTAACATTATTTAAACTAATTTCACAAGCCATTACACCTGTGGCTAATTTTACAGAACAAATTAATGATTTAACCGTAGAATTTACAGATACAAGCACCAACACCCCTACAACATGGCTTTGGAGTTTCGGTGATGGAAACACAAGCACAGAACAAAATCCCACCCACATTTATGCAGCTGCAGGAAATTATCAAGTTACTCTAACAGCAACCAACAGTGCAGGCTCCAGTACTCCAGCAATACAATCAGTAACCGTCATAAACTTCACAATAACCGTAACACACGCTAATATAGTACCTTCAAACCCTACAACAGATCAAAGGGTAAATGGAACAGACTGGGATAATGAACATGTTGTAACCATACAATTCAACGAACCAAGCGAACCACCAATAATAAAAAGGGGAAAAAGTCAAAATGGTAACAACCAACAACCCAACATTTGATCCTAATTTCTTTGATCCTACTTTTTTTGTAGCTTTACAACCTCCAGACCCTGGAGGTGTTAGTAGTCTGATAATTTCTATAACACCTATGGGCGGAGATTATCAAACTTCTCAAACTGTAACTTTAACAATTAACGGTCCTGGAACAATTTATTACACGACTGATGGCAGCATACCAACATCTTCAAGCAACAGATACACCGAGCCTATAACAATTTCAGAATACCAAACAACTCTTAATTATTATGCTGTTGATGAAAACAATGACAGTACAGAAATGCATACTCAAAGCTATACAATAGGCACAGAGTTTGGCAGCCAAATTGATTATGGTCAAGAAATAAGAGATAGACTCCCTATAGAAAGTCCGTTACAAATCAAAGGAAATCCTGGAAGGACTTTAATTGATGAATGTGTAGGTCGTGAATTTTCCAATACAGAAATTGCTATTTTTAACAATGGAAAAGCACGTTTAATTCAATATGCTACCGGAGCGCAGTTAAATTATTGGGGACAGTTATTTGGTTTTCCAAGACCTTCTGGAATGGACGATGATACATATCGAGCTAATCTTATCAGTTTAAGAATGGCAGATATCACTATTCAAGGTTTAACAGGTGCAATTGCAGCCATATTAAATATTCCTGAATCTGAAATCACAATCACAAATAATACAATAAACTATTGTAAAGCTGGAGCTGTTTGTAATGCAAACCAATTCCAAGGAACAGCATGTAAATTTGGAGGATTATTCCAATTAACAAGAAATGGAATAACAATCACATTGCCTGCAGGAGCAGATATATCGCTTCTTGAAAGTGTAATTCAAAACATGGTTATTCCTGGAATTATTGTTGATATTGTGGAGGCTTAAAATGACACAACAAATTGACTATGATAGATTAGAATTAATCGTAGCTGGAGATATCCATGAATCCTGCAGAGCTGAATTTGATATACCTACCATATGTGCAAAAGCCAAAATTATAACAACTGGAACTTATGCAGGAACAATCAAAGTCCAATCATCTAAATTCATTTTTTGGTATGATATAAACACATATAGACAAGTAAACGGAATAGGAGCTTAAAACTATGGGTGCAAATCCTTTTATTAACATTGGTGATGATTTATTAGCAGAAGTATATAATGGTGGAGTAACATTTTTAGCTGCCTTTAATCCATTATTCACAATTAATTTACCAGATGATTTAGATGGTGGAGTTTTTGTCATAGGTAGTGTAGATGATCTAGGCAATCTTTCCTATATTAAAGCTGCATTCATGTTAACATTCTTAACCCTTGTAAATACTCAAATCACCAATGGAACCATTCAACTAGCAGCAGGCCAAACCACAGGAACAGCAACATTCAGAATATATCCAAATATAGAACCACTCCTAAATTGGGAATCTATCAGCTGGATAGCAGGTACAGGAGGATCTCTAGAATGTACAATAAATCGAGTAAGTGACAGTACAATAATTCAGAGTAATATAAGCAATCCACAGGATTTATCAGCTGAAGACATGGGCTTAGAATTTATAGATTTTATCTTTACATTAACTCAAGAATCTGGAGTTAATCCAGTTTTAGAAAGTGTCTCAATACAACTACAAGGAGGATTATAAGGATGGAAATAACTTTAAATATAAATGCCAATATCAATCAAAAGTTAGAAACATTTACAGCTAACCCCACTAACGCAGTTGCAGCTGGAGGGTTTGAAAACCAAATAATAACTCCACCTGTAGGTTATATTGGTCGAATAACTAGCATATTTATAGATATTAATTCTTCAGGCACTAGTGGAGAAAATGTAGTGTATGTAATAGCAGGACAAAACATTGACTTAAGAGCGTTTAGTATTGTATCTGGTGCGGCTTCAGAGGTTGCACTTGCAGGTGTGGCTATGATACATGGTACATCTATTCCTGCGTCAGATATTGCACTTATTGAAGCTATTAAATCTATAAGATTTGATAATGCAAATCCCCTGGTAATTAATTATATGAATGACACCAATGCTGCACAGACAGGCCGATCATATGGTGTGCAATATGTTTTAGAAGCTGAAAATACTGATTTTTAATTTCTAGTTTTAAATTTTAATGGAGGACATTTAAATGGTCAATTTTGCAATTTCCCTCGTAGCGACAGCTGCCACCAATGTAATAAATTTTATAAATACAAATAAAAGACTTCCCGATTTTGTGACAATAAACAATACTCAAATCGCAATGCCAGACTTCTTATATACGCTGGTAACTGCAATAATCCAATTAAATCAAAACAACGATGCACTCTTAACTCTTAAGAATGTTTCACCAGCCACAAATCCTACACGTAATTTTAAAACAGGATCTAACATACAAAAAGCAGAATATCTAACAGTTGCACAAAGCATTAAAACCTTCATCGATAACAATTCAATAGAACCTAACTATGCTACAACTACAATTGGAACATTAGCATCAGATGATTTGGTTTATACTTACACACTTATTTTAGATTGGTTTATATCAAATGGTCATGTTCTCCCAGCATATGTCACAGTAAATTCATTACCTGTAGATCCAACTCCCACATGTGGTCCGATACAAACACAAATCCAAGCTGGGACTAAGAAAACATGGACCACATTTACAGAATTTTATAATTTAATCCAACAATTAGGGAAATATGGTTACTACTTTAATAATGGAAAAACACTTCCACAAGAAATAAAAGCAATAATTGACATGTTAAACGGTGTCAACAATGGTGTAAAAGACCAGATGAACTGTGTAGATTTCTGTTTATTTGGTGTGAATTTATCAGAGGAAATGGGTTATACGGCGATTCCTTACGGAATTTATTGTACAGCTGATAAGATTTGGCACGCAATCTTCTTAATTAATGGTAAGGAATTTGAGGGCTCAACTTGTGTAATTAATGGAGTTACTGTTCCAGGTAGTTTAATAGATTTAGCAGCAGCATCCGATCAGCAATATGCTATTAAAACTCATTGGTGTGATGGACAGATGGTTGAGAAACCTTCTTGGATTGCTTATACTACTGGAATTATTGAAGAAATTAAAAAAGGAGATGATAAATTGACTTTAAAATTAGGAAAATTAGGAAAAAAACAAGATTATCGAACACTACAATATAAAAATTATAATGCAAACATTAACGTCGTAGTACCGGATGAATTTGGACATGAAGATCTAATATCAGATGGTGCAGGGATGCTAGCTAATGGTCCTGACGATTCTGTATTTCCGGGATTCCAAGGATGTGGATGTTGTACATTCTCAGACAGAGGACACACATGCATATTATGGAATAAAGAAGGACAACACCCAGTTACAATAACAGGGAAAGAAACAGTCTCAGATTACAGTGCATTAACAAATTACGACCCACAAACCGGTGAAAATGATAATGGCTGTGCAATATTAGACGTTCTTAATTATGCCTTAAATACTGGTATATTAGATGCTGATGGAAACAGGCATAAAATAGGCGCATTCCTTGAATTAGACATTACTAATATTGATGAAGTTAAAGAAGCCATGTATATTTTCAGTGATGTTACAGTTGGAATTCAATTCCCAGATTCGGCAATGAACCAGTTTAATGCCGGAGGGGTTGTTATATGGGATGTTGAACCAAACGCTACAATTGATGGTGCTCATGATGTTCCATTATATGGTACAGCCAAAGTCGTAGGATATTCTGACGGTATATTTTACTTGGATACTTGGGATAAAATTATTGGAATGACCCTGGCATTCTTCAAGAAATATGTGGATGAAGGGTATGTTATATTATCTCCCGAATTCTTAAACAGTCAAGGTGTAAGTCCTGAAGGATTTGATTTACCAACATTACAGGCAGATTTAGCGGCATTACCAAATCAAAACCCTACACCTGTAACTACATTACCTACCCATGTCGCTGTAGATCCTATTAGTGGAAATACTGGCGACAATGTAACATTAACCGCTGAACTCATAGAAACAGATAATACTGCATATCTACCAAATGAAACAGTGGACTTTTCAGTAAATGGTATAGATCTGGGAACTGCAGTAACCGATGAGAATGGAAAAGCTTCAATGGCTATTGCAATTACTGAAGATGCTGGTAAGTATCCGATCATAGTTACATTTGCAGGAGATTCAAATTATACTACAAGTCAGGGAAATAATGATTTAACAGTTTCAGGATCAGCACCGGTAAATCCCACTCCTGATATTGACCAAGCAATTACTTGCATTGATACTGCGATTGGTTGCCTTAAACAAGCTAAAAAAATTTTAAAAGACGTTCAATCTGAAGAAAGGGTTGAAAGTGAAGCAGATGACAAGTATGTCAAAGCTATAGAAATTGTTAAAGATGCCCTCAAGGACATCTAAACACTTTCTTTTTTTGAGGTGATATCATGGACCATTATACTTTTTTAGTTTGTGAAACCTTTTTAGGTTGCATCACTACTATTTTACTTGCTTATTTTGTTTTGATACATAATTTTTTGAAGGAATAACTATGAAAACAAATATAAATGTTATACATCCAGACAAACTTATAGAAGATGAAAAGAAGTGTACACATTGGATAATCACGAAAATAGATGATATGATAACATTATTAAATAATAAGTTGTTAGGTAATCGTTTTACGTTCCTATTTGCATTTACTATACCACTAATTCTATTACCTTACGCACTCTTTGATACATCTTCAAATGAAATAAAACTCATAATCCTTGTAATAACTTTAATTAGTCAGTCATGGTTCCAATGGTGGAGCCTCCCAAGTTTGCAAATCACCCAACTTAAAGGGGACATTAAACGTGACGCAAAGGCTGAAACTGACCATCAGGCATTAACTCATATTGCAAATCAAGTTGATAAAATTGTAAATTCAAACCCACAAATAACAGACACACAAAGCAAAACCAAAACCAATAGGAACTAATCATTTTCAGTGATACAATGTCTACAAAAACGGATACATTAATCCATGGACTTGTAAATAGTACCATTCCTAAAATGGAGTATGCTAAGTGTCCTATCTGTAAAAGTGTAAACTGTAAGGTACTAATAGAAGATGAAGATCGTGTTACATTTCAATGTTTAGAATGTAATCACAGCTTTTGGAAGACTAAACTATAAGGTGATTTCAAATGGATAAAGATAAAGAAATTGAATTATTAGAACTTAAACTTAAAAAAGTTAAATTAGAAAAGGAAATATTAGAACTTGAAAGGGTTAAAGATTCGCTTAAACAATCCAAACCACTTAAAGACACAATTATAATACCTTTTCCATGTCCTAAAAAGAAGGAAGAAAAACCTATAACTATTAATCCATTAGATTATAGGATCACAGGTCCAATAGGCCCGATATGGAAATATGATCCTCCAAAAGATCCATCACATCTATACAGACCTATTGTAACATGTGAAACACAAACAAATTATATGTAAACCCAAATAACAAACAAAATTTAACCCATAATTTCTTATTAATTTAAGTTATTATGGGTTCTTTTTTAATCTAAAAATAGTAGTCAAAAGTGTAGTCAAGAAATAGTCAAATCAATTATTGCATAGACAACAATCACAATGAGTATAGTCTAAAAACAAAACAGTAACAAAAAAGTAATGATTCCCATATAGAAAAGTCGTTTATAAGTACCCAAACAACCTATGTCTTTATACTCAAAAAGACCGAACATAAAAATATGGATAAGACTATCTATAATGATCCAACTATTAAAGAGTTTCTGCAAATTCGGGAATTAGAGTCCTCGACAGTAAGAAATTATATTTATATTCTACAGATCTATTCTAATTTTATAAATTTAAGTCCAACTGAGTTTATAGAACAAGCTGAAAAAGAAGAAAAAAACTTAGTTATGCTACGTAAACGTAAAATAAACCAATATCTATTAACATTTAAAGAATACCTGCAAACTGAAAAGAATTACAGTCCCCAAAATATTGGTAAATTCATGACTATTGTTCGTAGTTTTTATAAACAATTTTCCATCGAATTACCTTACTTAAATGTTAAGAAAAAATCAACACCAAGAATTAGTATCAATGATATTCCAACTAAGGATCATGTACGTGAAATATTATCTATCTGTAATCGAAAATATAAAGCCATAATTACACTTATGTTTTCAAGCGGATTGGGAGCGAGTGAGATTTTAAGTTTAACTTATCAAGACTTCTTAAACTCTATTTCTAAATACGTCGAAACACCTATAAATGCACCGGTTGATGTAGGGGTATTGAAGTCAAAACTAATAGAAAATGATGAACTAATTATAGCAACATGGTACGTTACCAGAAAGAAGACTAAATATAATTATACAACGTTTAGTAGTCCTGAAAGCATAAATTATATTTTAGATTACCTATCTCAAAGCCCACCGATAGATCCTGAATCAAGTTTATTCAGAACAGCCCGAAACCAAGATATTTCACTACAATATAATGCATTTAAAAACTATTTTTCAAGATTAAATGATGAACTCAAATATGGTACTGTTGGAAGACAACGATTCTTTCATAGTCATGTGTTACGTGCTATATTTGCAAGTACATTATATAAAAATAAACTACCGGAATTAGTTGTACATTGGTTATTAGGTCATAGAATTAATCCAGTAACAGAAGCATATTTCAAAGCAGATATAAACTCATTACGAGAACAATACATTACCTGTATTCCAGAGTTATCTATCGAAGATACTGAAATTCGTGTTTTAGATAGTGAAGATAAAAAACGTTTAGATGAGTTAGAAGTTAAATATGATAAGTTATTAAAGATTATGGATGATAAGGATGAGTTTAAAGACCTTCCTTAAATTACTATTTTTTGTTAATACTTTTACAGCTGTATTCGTATTACTATTACCTCTCAAATGCTCTCTATCTTCAAGATTATATCTCATGTCAACATAACTCTTATAGTAAACTCTGAAATTATGATGAGAATACGAACATATATATTATTAAAAGTAGAACTACCCATATTGTACATTGGCTTGTATTATGGGAATACCTTCATGGTATAATTTGAAGTGAATTTAACGATAGATGGAGATCATAAAAGTTGGTCGCTTAAAGTCTCCGCCTACCGGACAACAAAACCGTAAGGAGTGTTGACATTTGAACCATTTAGTTAAAGATGTTAATATAGATATTGATTTAACAGATATTAATAAACAATTATCTAATCTAGAAATAGAATATAAAACTAAATATCAAGAGATATTAAAGTTTAAAGATGATCCAAGTAGTATCACATATAGACGTTTGAAATGTGAATTAAAGGATCTGTTAACAAAAAGGGAATTGTTAGCTAGAGGCTGACTTAAATGTCAGTAACTAATTTTAGTGGAATTAGAAAAGAAGTATCAAAATGCTGTAAAAATAGTTATTATTGTTTGTCTTTGAGTTCTTGTTTTTCTTTTTCAAATCCTTCTTTGATATATTTATTTAGCATTCCTTTGAGAGTTCTACCATTTGCTACTGCAAATAATTTTAGTTCGTTTTTTAGTTCAGGATCTATTTCGATATTTATTTGTGCTGCATTTTTTACCATTTCTACTACCTTTCCATTTGATACACTCATTTTTATCACTCCTATCTTCTTATACATATTGGTTTGTAGTTTCCTATTATTATATTTATTTATAGTAATTCTTAGGAGGTTATTTTTTTATAGTATTTCCTAGGAATAAATAGAAAACTATAAATACCTAGGAACCTAAGTATGACTATCGAGAGTTAAGACTTGTAGGTACTGAACTCAAAAAGAACCCGATATATCGAGGGTTCACAATGGGTAGGCATTAGCGACGCCTTAAAGGAAGTGTCTTTAGAAATAGGTTTGTTTGGCACGATTTCTGTCAAGAGTCCTGACCGCTGTTGTATGCATAATTAAAAATGAAAAAGGATTACAGAAAATCCATAGTTCAGTATCTGTTCATAGCAGATAAGTCTTACAGTTCAAATGCAAGGTTGAACGAACATTTGAAGGAGATAAGACACGAGCCTTAGGGCTTATCCAAGGGATAGGATGTTTTAGCGATTATTTTTAAGTGTGGTTACTGATGGATGTCGTTATGATCCCCCTACATGGATTTAAAAACAAGAGGTGAAATTATGCCATTAATTAAAGTAAGCCGAGCTACGTATGGGGATGAAAAAATTTTGTATGTAAATCCAGATCACATAAAATTATTAAAACCACTAGAATCTCATGGGAAATACTATACTGAAATCCTTTTTATTGACGATAGTGTAATCGTGGTGAATGAATCTCCAATGGATTTATTAAATTATCCTTAAATTACTATTTTTTTGCGGATATTCTAATTCAGTTTTGTAAGGTTTTTATTTGATTTATTCATTTAACCTATGTGTTTGCATAGAGAAAAATAAGTCCTCCAAACTATATTTTTGCCCTGTACAAAGCTGTTAGAACCGTAAATACCTATGAGGACTGTTAAAAGTCTTTCAGGTTATACACTATTTTTTTATTGAGTGGGACTAGGTTTACTTGAATAAGTTATTATGTCTTTCTTATTCAGCTTTTTTGAACGGTCTTGTCCTTATTATGAAGTGATGACTTCTAATTTGGAACTCTAGGGGTGCAAATCCCCGACCACTCATTCTTTATTTAAAAACTAAATGAGGTGATATTATGGGTGAATGTGTAAAGTTAAGAGAACATTGGAATATGGCATCTTGTAATAAAGAAAGATGTTCTAATTTTGGATATTGTGTTAGAATGGTTGATAATCCGGAGATACTACCAATTCTCAAAGGATTAGCAACAGAAGGCATGTGCCATATTGAAAAATCTAATATTAAAATAATTTCTACAAATTGAAGGAATTAATAAAATTCCATTTAAACGATATGCAACTCCTAAAACTTATAATATAAATTGGTGGTGAAAGAATGAAAGACGCATGTAAAACAGTCAATAAGATAGTAGAGGACAGTAAAGACATAGAATTTGATAGAGAATATCGAATTAGAGAACTTATCAGGGTTGTACCACATTCAACAGTTGGAACTGTAAAAAGTGATGAAGTTGAAGGTGAACCCACTGGGCGCTATTCAATATTCTTTAAGGATTTAAATTCAACTAAAGGATTACAAGATGCCATAAATGATGGTAAAACTGTATTGGTAACACTTAAAGAGATTGGTGGGCGTCCCGATGTAATTAAAAGTGAGATTCGTGTTCCAAATGTGGAAATTAAAGATTCTACACTAAAGGAACAGCAGAAAGAAACTGAAGCATTTGCTAATTATTAATTCATTTTGGGAACCAGCTCTAGCCATGGACTGGTTTCCTCCTACCCTTTATGAGGTGTTTATTTTGAAAATCAAAGATAAATTAAAACTTTTAAGCATTCTTGCCTATGTTGTAGAGTGTAACGGAAGTCAAGAAGTCTTAGATGCAATTGATAATGATATTGACTATTTACATACACGTAAAAAATGGGCGGGTGATTTACTGTGAAAATCTTAATTGTTGAACCAGAAACATTACAGGACTACACAGATGAAGATAATTGGTATGGATATCATGAGTTAATTCATGAAATGCAACGTGGAGGATTTATAAAATGAATAAAGATGAAGGATATCTGTATCCGTGTTATGGTTGGCATGAATGGGATTGTAATAATACAGAGTGTTCAGAGCATCCAGATACTAAATTAAAGGAGGAATTGAATGACTAACTTAGAAATGTACTTAATAGCCATTGGTATTTCAGGTATTGCCTTATTATACATAGGCATCTATCGAGGGAGTTTAAAGGAGGTATTAGATGACAATTAAAACCCTACAAAGAAAACAGCAGCCCCTAATAACACCTGAACTTAAACTAACCCTAATAGTTATAGGTTTGTTTTTAATATGTGCCATTGCATTATATGTCAATTTAGCATCACCAACAGGTGTCGAATACAATTCTGGGTTAGGGTAATATGGAATCCATAGAAGTGGCAGAGCTTAAACAACAGGTAATAAGACAACAAAACCAGATACGAGATTTATTAATAGAAAAACAAGACTTCAAGGCTGAAAATGAACGATTAACTAAACATCAATGTTACTGTTGTTGTGGAAATTCAGTATAAAAATTAGAAGGAAGTGTAAATTATGGTACATACAGTAAAAGAAATATTTAGAAGTGGTAATGAAAATGAACGATTTGTAATAAATAAAGCTGGAGGAAAGGTTTTATTAGATATTTCTTGTTTAAAATCATATGATGGAATGAATAGATCGAGAGTATATTTGGATTTAAAGTTAGTGAAAGAAATGATACATGGAATGAGTGTAGCTTATAACAATATGACTGATTTTAAATTAACTGATTTAGTTACTAATGAAAGACAGAATCATATTCTTGATCATAATGGAAAAACAATAGCCATATTCCCTAAAGATAAAGTAGAATTAGCAAGACAAGTTTTAGAACAATTAAAAAAGGGAGAATTAATTGGAGATGAGTGAACTTCGTAAAATGTAGATTAAACGAAGTAAATGGGGGGTTAAAATATGTCTATGACTGGAAGTGAACCTGAATTTGAAAAGGTTAAGTGTTACAAGTGTGGAGGAATTAAGGAAGTAAAGTTTACTATTGGAAATATGTGTACATGTAAAACAAAAAAAGATACCACCACTAAAAGTCGAAGAGAAATTAAGGTTGATATTATCTCCATAATTTATGGACATCTTGAAGAAGGTGTAGAAACAACCGATATGATTTTAGATGACATAATAACCGAATTATTGGATTATATCATGAAATTAGATTAAGGAGTTACTATTTTTTACCCATTTTTTTGATACCCTCTATCAGTATAAGGGCTGTGAGGGCAAAATGTGAGGTGATAATGTGGAATTTGAAGTAAGCAGTCGTGATATAGCGACATATAAACGAAAATGGAAGGAACGGGACAAAGAAGTAATATTTAAACATGAAATGAGTCCAAATGAGAATGAACTCTTTAAAAACGATGCAACACTCATTAGGTTAATACAACGGTGTAAGGAAGCTGAACAGAAAGTAATCGATCACATAGATAATAAAATAGAAGTTAGTAGGAGTGGATAAAATGGCAGTTAGACCCGTAAGTAAAAGAGCAGAAGATATTATAGCACGTAATTATTGGAATCCTGAAGAAATAGGTGAAACACTCGAAGGAACTATCGTGGATATTTATGACAGTATCTATACTGATGATGAAGGAAACGAAAAGAATCATGGTAAAGTCATGTTAATTGAAGATCCTGAAAAGGAAAAATGGGAAACCAAACCTCATGTGGATCTAAGGGAATACATACCTCAATTAAAAATATGGCAATATGTTGTTATAACTCTGGTTAAGTTAATTCCAAGTAGAAATGTCGGGGGTTACCCTAAGAAAATCTACGAAGTAGGTATAGATGACGGGGAATGATTAAAATGAGTGAGATTGAAACACAATTACCTGCAACCGTAGAACTATCAACAGCTCCAGAAGTAGCAACAAACGATGCTTTAAGAGCTGTAACATATCTAATGGAATTATTAGATAAAAAACCTAAAAAGGTTATGATTCATGGTAAACGCCATATTGAATTTGATGACTGGATCATACTTGGTAACTTCTACGGAATAGATGTTAAAACAAAGGATGCTGAACCAATAGATGTGTTTGGTGTTAAAGGTGCAAAAGCTAAAGCTGATGTAGTTAGAATTGATGATGGACGTATAATCGGGGGGGCTGAAGCCTACTGTTTATATGATGAACCTAATTGGATAGGTAAACCATTCTTTCAACTAGCAAGTATGGCTCAAACAAGAGCAGGGAGTAAAGCTCTTGCAAATGTTTTAAGGGGATTTGTAGCACTTAAAGGTATTTCGGGTACACCTGCAGAAGAAATGATAAACCAAACTCAAACTAATGGAAATGGTAAACCTGCAACACGAAGACCTGCAACAAAAGCAAGAACAAATCCTGATGATATAATTCAGGATGAAGTTAATGATATTGTGAATGAAACAGTAAAAAAACCTGCAAAACGAACAACAAGAACTGTAACAAAGGCACCAAAAGGACATGAAGATGCTGTCGATGCTGAAATCACCGAAACTAAAGGTAAAAATCCCACTGGTAAAACAAGAGAACAAAAACTAGAAGATAATCTCAAAGAGAGTGAGGAAGTACCACTCTACAAAAGGTGTAGTGGACTTCATACAGAGTTCGATCAACTATGTGAATCCACCACTAATAAGGATGTCTTAACCTCTGCAAAGCTTAAAGAGTTAGCTAAGAAGTTTAAAGACAATGGATCTATGACTACGGAAGAACATTCAGATATAATGGAACAGATTAAAATTTGGGGATAAATTTACTTACTACTTTTTTATTTAAATTATTTTGGAGGTTTTTTAGTATGAGCTATGTGAATAAAACAGAGGTATTGGAAGGGATTATATTAAAATTAAAAAAGAAAGTCAAGAAACTTCAAAATGAAAAGGATGAAATTAATGTTAAACTTGAAGTTTATCCTAATACTGAATTTAGGGGATTGTGTGAGGGATTAAGTCGTAGAGAAGAAAGAATAGAACTTAGTATACAAGACTTAGAAGATGAAATAAAATTACATGAAAAAGCTTTGAATAAAGAAAAAAATGGTAATGCAAATATTCATCCTTTCTTAGAATAATTTATCTTTTTTTATTGACTGAATAGGAGGTGAAACTATAACCATTACCAAAAACAATGAAGAAGAAATTATCTTACCTGAAATAGGAAGTAGAACCCTGACAGATGATCAGATAGAACATTTACGATACACACTAAATTTTATTTTCGATGGAATTCTAGATTTTAAAACAACAGACAAAATGGCTTTGAAGATTGCAGGTATGTTAAGAGAAAATGATATTAATTTTGAATCTGCATTAAATCTTTGGGCTTATTTAAAAGCAAATATCGATGTTTTAAAAGTTGTTTATACAGATCCTAAAAATAACCACACAGATTTATCATTCATGGAAATATTATCTGAAAATGGCGAGGCTCAATTTAAAACTAAAATAGTTCTACAAACTGAATTAGAAACAATAAAAACAATTGAACTGCCTAGACATCATGGAATGATAACCCGATCCATGGGATCATATATGAACATGATTATAGACCCTAAAAGGAAACAAACATTCTATGAACGGATTAAATTTAATTCTAAAGGTGAAATAGATACGGATGAAACTCTTGTTATAAATGCGTGTCTTGATAAATTAACTGTTTTTGATAGTCCTTTAGGTGAAGAAATACGAAAATTTAAAGCAACATTTAAAACCAAGCTCAGAAAAACACCAATTACTATAGGTCCAATGACAATTACAGAAGTATACAATTTTCTTGTTGAATCTGGTTACATAGAAAGTTCACGATATGGTAAAGATATCAATACAACAGCATTAAACACATTCGTACAACACAATTTAGCAGATGTAAAAACAGAAATAGAAAGTCCAGGATTTTATTATAATAGTTCAACGGATGAAATTATGGTTGTTAAATTTGAAGTTGAAGAAAGTCCAACAGATAAACTCAAAGAAGCTTTAGATTTACTTAAAGAGTTTAGAGACTGGTTTCCTAAACATGGTAAAAAACTTATCAGTGTTTTCAAGTGGGGATTAATAGCACCATTCATATTTGCTATGAAACAAAGGGGAGCAGATGTTCAATGGTTATATCTCTATGGACGTGGAGGATCAGGTAAAACAACCATGGGTAAAATGGTACTCTATATGTGGGGTAAACCAGATGAAAATTCAGATATTGGAGGATCGGGATTTAACAGTGAATATCGTATAGGTAATAGACTTCAACAATCCACTTTTCCAATACAAGTAAATGAGCCGGGATTAATCTTTGAAAATGTTAATACGAGAGATATGCTTAAAACAGCATCACAACAAACCACTTCAAGAGGTAAACAAGTAAACAATAGGTATACAACTATTCCGGCTTTAGCACCTGCGATTATAACTTCAAATCAACCATTACCAAGTGTTGGTGATGATCTAGAAGCTTTAATCAGAAGATTTTTAATTCAAAGTTTTGGATATGATGAAAAGAAATCTAAAGAAGAACAAGAAGCGTTTAGGCAAGCCTTTGATATTAAAAATACTTCAAATTGTAGATTACATGGGTTAAAACCATTAGGGCAATTTGTTGTTAATGAAATAACCGGTGATCCAACACTAATAGATATGGATTGGAAGGAACTTGCAGATACATTGATTCTAAGAATCTGTATGGATATTGGTATCGAAGTACCTAAATGGTTACAGGGGTGGACTGAAGTTGAAAGTTTAGATGATTTTGATGATATCCAACGAGAACGTATCCGGGGTTTTTTAGTTAAACAAATAAATGATGCTTATGGTAGAATTGAAGTTGTTGATGAAGAAGGTAGGCATCAAAAGAAATATAATAATGAAATTGAAGTTAAAGGTACAGATTCTTTTAAACACAGAGTATGGGTTGTATTAAATGAAAGAACTATTCCATGGTTACTTGTTGATGCAAATGATAAAGTTCATCTAACTTCTGGTTTTATTGAAGCTGTGCATAAAGGAACTTGCATAAAAGATTCAATGAAAGTTATGGCTGAACTTTTAAATTGGAATAAACCCAAAACTACAAAAGTAAGATCAGCAGGATTTAATGGAAAAAGTATTACTGTAAGTCGAGATGAATTTACCGAATTTATATTCCCCACATGTGTTGCTGAAAAGTGCGAACCATAAATTCTTGGGTGGCTACCAAAATATAGGGGGTGGCTACCAAAATCAAAGTAGCCAATCTAAAGAATGTCAGTATTTATTTTTTATTTTTGAATAGTTAAAATCAATTTTTGGGGTGGCAACCATTCTAAAAAAGAAACCCCTAAGTATATGAAAATTTATTGTATTTTTTAGTGGTAGCCACGGTAGCCACGGTAGCCATAAAATATAGTGGTAGCCACGGTAGCCACGGTAGCCAGTATTAATTTTAATGGAGGTATAAAAATTATTGAAAAAACTAATGTTTACTTCATAGGATCTACAGAAAAGATGGCTGTTAAAATTGGAAAATCTAAAAATCCTAAAAAAAGATTGATGGAACTCCAAACTGGTAATTCTACTAAATTAACTCTTTTTGGAGTAATTGAAAATGTATATCCTAGATATGAAAAGGACATACATGAATTAATGGATCATATTCGTATTAAGGGAGAATGGTTTAAACTAACAGATGAATTGATTCATTTCATGATTAACAAAAGTACAATTAGTATACTTGAATTTAAAGCAGAAAATCACAAATCACAACCTAAAAAAGTATTATTAGATGATATAATTAAAAAATTAGTTGTTTGGAGTGGAGATGCAAGTGATTTTATAACAGATGCTGAAATCAGAAAAGCTATAAATAATTATTCAAATTTTAAACATGGGATTGAATTTGAATCAGATGATTTTAAAGACCATTCAAATGATGTTCTTGACAGATGTTACCGTACACGTCTTAATGGGAATTATGGTTATGGGTATTATAAAATCAATTGGCATTTATTACCAGATATCCAAAGAGATGATTAAATGACGGTTTTAATAGATTCACGTGAGATGAAGTCTATCCAAAATGAAGGCATTAAAAGGTTTGGTACTGCTAATTGTAAAGTTTTAGCTCTTGTAACAGGTGACACGATTGTTGATGAAATCTGTTTTGAAAGGAAGACGTGGGAGGACTTAGTTTCAAGTAAACAGAGTGGACACTTAGATGACCAGTTAAAACGTATGATGGCATACGAAAATTCTATATTAATCGTAGAAGGAAATTTGGAGGCTCTTAAAAAGAAATATCCTCAAAGATTTGCTATGATTAATGATAATTGGATACGGGGTATCATTTATAGTACATGGTTTAATTATCATATTCCAGTTTATTTTGAAGATAATAATAAGGGTTACTGGAAAAGTATTGAAAAGGCTATCTACAAACAAGAACAATCCAAAACAAGACAGTTAAGCCGTGTCTATAAACCTAAACTATCTAAAAGGGCTTCTTTAAATACAGCATTAAGTATGTTGTGTTATGTTGATCGTATTAGTGAAAAAACAGCAACAGCCATTATTGATCATTTCAATTTATGGGATAATATTTTTCCATTATACTATATTACAGAAGAAGAATTAGTAGAGGTTAAAGGGGTAGGTCGAGCAACTGCTAAACGAATAAAGAGTGAATTTCACATACCAATAGTAGAGCATGAAACCCAAATAGAACCTGAGACGGTGAAATAATGTCTTGTGATTTTTGCGAATATAATAAAGATTATCTCAAAGAAAATGGGTTTGTTTATCCAGAATGTTCGCATCCTGACGTTAGGGCAGATTGGTATGGGAATAGACCAATAGATACAATTATTTCTAGAAAACCTGATTGGTGTCCTCTTGAAGAATTAAAGGAAGTGGAATAATGAATAAAAGTTGTTGTATCTGTCAGCATCGTTATGTTGAACAGGTGTTATGTCAAGACCGTATAGATGTGGATATTGAACAAAGATGTAAAATTAAAGGCACATTATATGAAGATGAAGGAAAAGATTGTAAAGACTTTAAATGGAATGGTGATCCTTTATGAAGTCTAAATTTAAAATTAATGATAATTTAACTGTTATTGTTAAACCAAGAGGCATTGAACTTGAAGGTAAGATAATTCTCTCAGTCCTTGGCATTAAACCTGAACTCGTTGAATTAAACACAGAAGATGTAGTTAAACTGGTTGATGTGTTGTGTAATAATGTTAAGCATATTGAATATAGAAATCCTGCAAAAGAAAGATTACAAGATAGTGAGGGGAATTTTCTATGAGTTTAGATATTGTGAATTGGAACAAATCTTGTTTATATTGTGAAAATTGGTTAGAAACTTATCAGTGCAACTGTACTCTCGATCCTATCGAATATGATGGAGGTTATTGTTTACTCATAGAAAAAATAGAAAAACAAATTGTAAAAGCCATTAATGATAAGTGGGGCGAAGGTACGGCGTATAGTGGTTCTTATGAAAATGCAAAAGATCATGATATTAAATGTGATGATTTATGGGTTTTAAAGGCCTATTAGAATATCATGGGTGATGGATCGAACTATCATGATGGAATTTATGTTAGAATGGCAAATAAATGTAGTAAATATAAATTAAATCCGAAACTCTTAAAAGAAGTTCAAGAACAAGTTTTAGATGAAATAAAGATGTTTAAAGAATTGGAGCCCATAAAATGAATAGTGATAAAGTTTTAAGGGGATATCTGTTAAGTGAGGTGCAATTATGGTAAAATTAGAGGATCTTAAAGAATTTCCTCCATTAGATGAAGATTCTGAATTTAAAGAATTATTAGAGGAAATGTGGAAAATTAGATCTGCAAAACGCCAAGATTATAATGCAGGTACAATGAATAATTTTGAATTAACAAGTAAACTTCTCGGAATACCAAGCCATGTTGGAATATTAGTTAGAATGTCGGATAAACTTTCAAGACTTGGAAGCTTTACACAAAAAGGATTTAATGCAGTTAATGATGAAAGTATAGAAGACACACTTTTAGACCTTGCGAATTACTCCTTATTATGTATCTGTGAATATCGAAAAGAGAAGGGTTTAAATGAATGATTATGAATTATGTCCTAAATGTCTCTTTTTAACAGTTTTAGATAATGATGTAATTAAACCTGGGATGACAATAACACTTAATTATGATAAAAATAAAGTCATTGGAAAAATTATATGTGCTGAACAGGTTAGTTTGAACAGCCTAAAAATTATTGGAGAAATTAAAGATATGGATGTAGGACTGCGATTTGGCCATAATGCGACAAAACCAAAACTAGGGGCAAATTATGAAATTAACAAGTTAGAAGTATTAGATTTTGGATTGTTCAACAGGAATAATGAAGGTGAATAAAACGTTTAGAACCCTTAAATATATTTTAAGAGAACCGTGGGGCTATTATAAAATAGTAACTGAATATCATAATTGGGTTACAGCTGTTAAATCGTATGTTATAACAAATTGGATCCAAGATATTCAGAACAGTCCCGTAGATCCACATATCAAGAAGTATTTTTTTGATTTAATTAAAGAACGTTCAGGCTTTTCAAAGGAGGATAAATGACTGTTTATATCAACATACAAAACTTATTATTACATCATGAGATTTGTCATAATTGGAATGAGTTTAAAAGATACATCCTTCAGAGGTGATTAAAATATGGATTATAAAGAAGAACAGGAGTTAATCAAAGAGAATTTAAAACTTCATGGCGATGCTATTTTTTGGGAAAATATTGCACGTATGGATAGAAAACAATTGATAAACGAGTTTGTGAGATTATATGATAATTATATTGAATTAGCAGAGAATCATGAAAACCTTCAAAAGGAATTAGAAGAATTAAAAGGTGATTTAAACGAGTAAACTAATCCATGTTGCAGACCAATGAGAAATGAAAAACTTTATTTAAATAGCCATTTTCCAGACGAACCTGTATTATCCCGTGCAGAACTTGAAGAGATGGCGAAGGAATTAGTAAATACGAAATTTACAGTTTATTCAAAAAAGTATATAATCACTGATACGTGGTTAGATATGTACGGAGAAACTGAATCTATTTTTTATAAAGCTGAATTAAGTTAATTCTTTTTATATTTATTTTTTATTATTTGTAAGCTTTTAATGGAGGCTTTGAATTTGATAGAAGACATGACGGCCCTAGTGTCAGCGCTATTTAATTTAGGATTTAAACACTGTAAATATTGTAATAAACTATTTTATCCGCAGCATAATAGGCAGGTACATTGTTGTGAACAACATCGTAAATGGTATAAACAAGAGAGGTATATCGAGAAAAGGAGTAAAGAACGTAGAAAATCAGTAATATCATATATAGATCCTCATGGGAATTTTATTACATTAAAAGCCAAACATCATTTAGAATTAGGATCTAATCGAACAAGATTAAATCAGCATCGACTTAAAGATCCAGTTGAGGAATATAAAAAAATAAGAAGGGAGTTCCAAATGTTAGGGTTAACGATGAAATCCTAATGGACACCCGCTAATTATAATGAAAGAAACCCCCGATTTTTTTTGGGATAAAGAATTTATTAAAAAGGTTAATGAGAATATATGCCCTCACTGTGACGAAACCCTTATAATTAAAGGTGAAACAAAGCAATGTGAATGTTTATTTTATATTCGTGGGGCCGTAGAAACTCTGGCTTATAGAATTAGAGAGATATCTAAAAAAGCCCCCCTTATTAACGATAATATATGTCCTGAATGTGAGGAAACTGAATTCAGATATGACAGTAAACATGATGAAACATACTGCATAAAATGTGGTTTGACTTTAGAAGGTCCACCAGGATATTCGGGATACATTCAAATATTTTATCCTAGAGGTCATACTTTCGATATGGGTGAAATTCACAAATTTTAAAGAACATATTTCTACACTTCTACACGACTTTTTATTTTTAATTATTTTTACAAAAAGTATTACTAAGTTAACTATCCAAGCTCTGAGAAGCTTTGGATGGAAATGTTTACAGCTGTATATTTCAATTTTGAGTATTACTTTTGGTGATTTCATTGAAAGGATTCACAAATCAGAAACATAAAGGCAGAAGATGTCCAGTTTGTAGGGTATTTATGACTCAAAACGTGTTTACAAAAGAGTACACATGTGAAAATAAAAATTGTGATACTTATGAATATTGAAGATGCCACACTCATAGTTAAAATCTGTGAAAACTGTAAATATGCTCATTATATTTATGATACGTGCGATTATCATAAAGCTAAGGAATTTTTAAAGGAAATAAAGGGTTAATTTTTACAACCCAATTCGGAAGGCGGGTTTTTACAGACAGTACAAAAGGAGGATTTTTTACAATGATGAAAATTTTAAAAGATGAAGCAGGAGTAGTTTCATTACCAAATAAAAAACAAGTTACAGAAGGGTTAGTAGATATAGTTTTACTCATAGGTGCTGCCAATACAGCATATGCTACATACGCAAACATTATCCCATTAACATATGCTGCAACTATCATCGCAGGGTTAGGAATAGCAACAAGAGCAGTACCTTTAATCGAATCAGTTATCACTTGGTTAAATACACAGACAACATTTGCAGTAACACAAGCTCAGGCTCAAGCACTGTATATTGAACAGGTTCAAAAGGAACAAGAAGAAGCTGAAAAGAACGCCGTCAAACCATAATTCCATTTTTCATTTAAGGATTTGAAACAATGGAACCTAAATCTATAAAAACAGACAGTGCCGTTATTGATACGCATACAACAGTTCTTATACACGAACATGAATCACTACTTGAAGATTTATGTGAACAGGGAAAAGAGCGTAATAAACGATTAACAACGCTTGAAACAAAGGTAAAAGATGATAATACTTTAATATTTGATACATTAGGTATTAAGCTTAAAGATAATGGTGAACGTAAAAAACAGATACAAAATGCTTTAGACCGTATATCTACAATGGAAACCTTAGCAGAATATAAAGAAACAAAAGAAGAAACAATATTTGCAATGGTTTATGAAACACGAGATATAGTAATGAAATTTAAAGGATATATGGAAGGTTTGGAGAAGGGCGAAGAAAATGTTGAAAAGAAGATAGTTAAACAAGAAAACGCTCTTAATATGTTCTACAATAGATACCAAACATGGATAGATGCCTTTGCTTTCGCAGTTGTTATAATGGCACTTATTGTTACACTATTTAAAATAACGATCTAAAATGGCCCATATCCAATTATTCATGACATTCACTCTTATCTGTTTTATAGCTGCAATTATTTACATTTTACATTGGTTAGAACAACCTGCCTGGTGATTATTTATGAAAGATAAGGAGATCCTTGACAGGATATATAAATCAGAAATAAATAATCTGAAATTAATCCAGGAAGAAAAGATTGGAAGGATGAAAGAAGACCAGAGGCAGGAACTTGAATTTGGTAAGATGACTACAGCTGATACAACAGAAGATTCAGTTACAGAAAAATTAACGGAAACAAGTAGATTTGATAGAACTACATATCTGGCAATTATTGGGTTATGTCTTAGCTTACCTTTTGCAATAGAAGGATTAATAAATGTAATAGCTATTTTTCATTTGTAACGAAGGTGAAAAACTTGTTTATTGAACTTGAATGTCATCATTGTCCCCGTACATATACAGTTGATCTACACGGTAAGGATGCTTTAGAAGATAAAGAAAAATATGATACTAAAATACATGGAAAACCGTACACTATGGTATGTTTCTGTGGACATGACTTACATAAAATAGGAGCATTAAAAGAGGATTCAATACTTAAAAAAAGAAGTCACTATCAACCAAAAGATGATATTAATAGGGTGGCCGAATTATGAGTACAATTTTCAACCCTTATAAAACTCATTCTTGGTTCATTAACGAACCCGCTCCAACCATCATAGAATGTAAAATCACATTAACATATCTCAAAACTAAATTTAAGAGAAGCTGAAACCCATGTCAAAATTTGTAACAAATATCACCTGCAATGAATGTGATTACAAGGAACTAAAAATTGTCAATGAAGAAATTCCCAATGTCATTATGAAATGTCCAAAATGTGGATCTGTATTCATAAATGAACATAGACAAGAAGTTGCAGGCAGTTATGATTGGAATCAACTTAAAAAATTAGTTTGTAATTGTCCGAAAGGTGTTGCAAAATCAGGACCATAAGGAGTTAAAACATTGATTTTAAGGGGTAGAATAGAAACACCAAATCCTGATTATTATTTTGATATTAATGTTGTTGAAATGATAGAAGATTGTGTTGACAAAACATCACATCCTTCAACTTTAGCCATGGTTTCACCAAGTCATGTGATCATAGAAGATGATCAAATTCAAAAGGGTTCTATTGGATTAATTCAATTTAGAGACGATGATAACTTTAGAGCAGGCATAATTAGTCATGAGGCTGTTCATTGTGCTTTAAATTATATTCGTGTATTTGAACCTGAAAATTTTAAATTAAATATTGAAGATTGTGATGATAACGAAGAACGATTAGCATGGCTTATTGGATGGTTTACTAAAGAAATAACTAATTTTTATTATGATGAAATTTGTGAGGATTCTAAATGTTTGCAAAAAGACCAATAAATCTACAAGAAAATCCAAACTGTGATCTTGAAAGATTAAGATTCGCAATAAGTGCTGAATTTGATGCAATTAATTTTTATGAACAATTATCTGGAAGTACAAATAACAAAGATTTACAAGCTATTTTCAATGATGTGATTCAAGAAGAGAAAGTACACGTATCTCAATTCCAAACTTTACTTTTACAACTCGACCCCGACCAAGCAGATGCAATGGATGAAGGTCAAGATGAAGACGAAAACCTATTGTCCCCTAAAAGTGAAGAAGAAACTCATTATAATGTTAAAGATATTCTCAGTAAAATCAAAGGATAAATTATTATAAATTTTATTTTATCATAACTAACTAACTTTTTTTTTAACTAACTAACTTTAAAAGTGATCGACAATGACAACAAAGAAATTCCTTTCTCCAGAAATCTTAGACATCATAGAAGACGAAATGATACACGGATATCGTAATGAAGATGGTGTGAAAGAAGACCCAACTCTTAAAGGTTCAGCGGAATATTATAATGTGAGCTATGGGTCATTAAAGCAACATGCTAGAAATTGGAATTGGAAAGAAAAACGTAAAGATTACAAATTACAAGTTGACCGAAAAGTTGCACAAAAAAAGCGTAGTGAAAAGTTAAGTGAAAGTGAGGCAGAAGAAATTGTCGTAGAAGCCTTCAAATTTAATAAGACAGCAAATAAATTAAGGCGAGCATTGGATAACGAATTAGATAAGATTATTGAGGGTAAAGTTGAATTATATTCTTTAAAAGATGGGACTCCAGTATTAGGAACTCCTAGAAATGCAGCATATCTTCTTATGAATGTAGGTAAAGGACTTGAATCTGCTCAAAAAGTGAGTCTTACAGCTAAAGGTGAACCTTCTGAAATTTCAAAAGTTGAAGCTAATGTTGAATACAATGAATCATTATTAAGCGACCCAGATTACATCGCTGCTAAAAGGAAGGCAATGGATGAATATTATGTCGATCGGAGAAACAAAGAATGAAGCTCCGATGGATCTATGGGACTTTAGCATAATATCATCAAATGGTGCTTGGCAACCAGTCCCTCATTTAAATCTTATTATTGAATTTTTACATTTTGCATTGAATGGTCAATTAGAAAACTTTGCATGTGCATTGTCTCCTAGACTTGGTAAGTCCATGGAAGTATCTGAGATATTTCCTGCTTATGTTCTTGGATCTAGACCTTATGCAAAAATTATACATGTGTCTTATAACGATTCCCTTGCAAGTGGGTTTGGAAGTAAGGCAAAAGATAACCTGGATGAATTTGGACATTTATTCCCTGAAAAACCAAAGTTAAGTCAAGATACTAAAGCCAAACATTGGTTCAAAGTAGCTAATAACACAGGCGAATACTTCTGTTCAGGTGCTAGTGGTTCAATCTTAGGCCGTGGGGCAAACGTTATAATTGTCGATGACCCCTCAAAGAACGTAGAAGAGGCTAGAAGTCCACGTATCCAAGAGAAGATGATTGACCTCTTTGATACAACAATTTCTACAAGAAAAGAGAAAGATCCATTCACAGGACAAAATGCAATTACAATTATTTTACAGCAACGTTTAGATAAAAATGATTTGATAGGAATTATTTTAAAGAAACGTGAATGGATATCAGCTGAAGAGGCACTTCCAAGATTAAGACGGGGAGAGAAATTAGGCCATGTATGGGTTTATTTACGATTACCTGAATTAGCTGAAGAAAATGATATATTAGGCCGAGAAATTGGTGAACCTTTATGGCCAGAAAAACGCGGCAAAAAAGAGTTACTCCAAATCAAAAAGGATATTGGAAGTTATAAATTTAATGCTATCCATCAACAAGATCCTCAAGATCGTGAAGGAACAATCTTCAAACGTGAATGGTTTTATGATGAAAATAATGATTTACACGATTATCTTTTTACAAATAAATTACACTTACCTGAATCTTTAAATGAGATTCGTAACTGGGATTTTGCAGCATCTGGAGATGAAGGTGATGCTACAGCAGGTCTCAGGAATGGTTTTTATGATGATAAATTAGTTTTCAGACATTTAGTCCATGGCAAATATACGGCCCAACAGGTCCTGAGTACATATAAAAATACGACTCTTAATGATGGCCGCGACATTCCTTCAATTATTGAACAGGAACCAGGCAGTGGATCTAAACTTTTAATTCAACGTTTCAAATCAGAACCTGAATTTAAATGGTTTAAAATAACACGTGACAAAGTCACTGCAAGTAAATTAGACCGTGCTTTTGATTTAGAGGTTATGGCTGAAACTCAATGTATCCAATTTGACACCGATATGATGTCAAAAGAAGATATTGAAAAGTGTATTATTGAATTAATCAATTTCACCGGTGAAGATGGCGGTGAAGATAACATTACAGATACGATGACAGCTGCGGCTCGTTACTGGAAACGTAAACGGAAAGCCAAAGTCTATATGAGGAGATAAATAGTTATGGCTAACAATCGAAAACGCATGCCTTTCGCATTTGGGACGAGCAATGGTAGGGTAGTGACAGCTGATGTTTTAAAAGAATATCAACTTGAACCTCATGATAAACCTGAAGATGTTGAAGATGTGTTTAGTAAGAAGTATAAAATCAAGGATCTGCCAACTAAAAAAGAAAGACAAATGGCACTAAAAGGATCTGCAGATTCGACACAAGAACCTTCTAAAGGATTAACAGAAATGAGTGCCATCACTACATATGGTCTTTACAATTTAATGACACCTCCTTTTAACCCCAGAGTATTAGCAAATCTCGGAACAGTAAACACATATCATAATGTTTGTTGCCGTAAAAAAGCCACAGATGTTGCAGGATTAGGTTTCACATTAGAACCTATAGGTGAAGATCCAAATCAAGATCATTTCGATACATTATTAGCTTTCTTTAATGCCAGTTCTCCTACGTTTGAAAATATGTTATCAAACGCTCAACAAGATTATGAACAGGTCGGTTGGGGTATAGTTGAACTAATCAGAACAGGAGGTTTGGCTCAAGGGTTACCGCAACGTTTGAATCAACTTCCAAGTCAAACATTCCGTATCCATAAAGAAAAGAATAAATTCATGCAGTCATGGTGGGGTTTTGACCGTCGATGGTTTAAAATGATTGGATATCAGAATGATGTGGATATGAATACAGGCGAAGAATACGAATTAGGAGAATTAAACGCTTCAATCAGAGCCAATGAAGTTATATATAACACAGATTATTCTAGTTTCACAACTTATTATGGAATGCCACCACACATACCAGCCATTAGAACCATTATAGGTGACCAGGCAGCAGTTGACTACAACGTAGCATTCTTTAGAAACTTTGGAATACCCTCATATGCTATCTTTGTCACTGGAAACTTTGAAGATAATGAAGTTAAAGATGAACAAGGCGAAGGAACCGGTCAATCTGAATTACAGATGGGACTGGAAAAACAATTAAAAAATATTATTGGAAATCCACAATCCAGCATGGTTGTTGCGATTCCAAGTGGGGATGCAGATACAGCACCTGTACAGGTTACATTTGAAAAACTTGCAGCTGATGTGAAAGAATCAAGTTTCAGATTATACAGGATGGATAACCGTGACGAAATAATAGTTGCCCATGAGATGGATCCATACCGTGTAGGAATTGTTCAAGTAGGAGGCCTTGGTGGGAATATAGCACCTGAAGCAGCCATAAATTACAAAGTTGGAACAATAAAACCAAGACAGCGTGTATGGGAAGCATTTATAAATAAACATATCATATGGGATGAATTTGGATTTAACTTCGATGATTACAGTTTCAAACTTCAAGAAATGGAAACAGATTCCACTAGTAAAGAAGATGAAATCAACAATTTCCAGAATTTATTTAACATGTCTGCAATCACACCACTCCAAGTTATATCTCATTTTGCAGATGAACTGAATATTGAAATAACCCCCGAAATGAAAGCAATGCCATGCCTTAACACTTATTACATACCTAACAACATGGTTTCACTACAACAAGCATTCGAAGGTTCAGACATCATGAACAAAAACTTCAAAGCCACAGCCGATGCACAAACAGAGAAAATGGCTGATATGTTACAAGAAGTTAGTGCTGGTATTTTAGAGGTGGTGGATGATTATGACTTTGAAAACTCAAATGCTCAGAAAAATAGCAGCCAAGATGGACGACTCGGCAAACAAGTTAAGAAAATCTTCGAGAAAGCAGCTGCAAAGTAACAAATCCACTACAGATACACCAACCTTTGAACCTGATGCAAAGATGGGTGAAGGTACAGCATCAGATACTGAACTTTCATTTAGAAAAGCATTAATTGATTTGAATCAGCCTATATACGACATCATAATTAAAGGAATAAAAGAAAATGAAGGTTCACTTACAAAACAGTTAGCTATAGTTGATGAACAAACAGCATTACTTCTCAAACAAGGAACACCAATAATCCTTGCAACTGATAAATCAATGACAGACGATTTCGTAACTATTGCGAATTCAAATCTCAAAAAAATAACACCAACAATCAAACAGATTAAACCTGACTTATCTGACAATTTATCAATATTACAAGATGAACAGGCGGATGACTGGAAGAATATTTGTGATGATCTAAATTATAAAATCAAAAGTGGATTAAGACAACAAGCACTCACCAATAATTTACATACGAAACCAGCACCATCCACAAAAGCAAAGGAGAAACCTAAGAAGAAGGTAGTAGAAAATGATTATGATTATGTAAATGTAGCATTTAACCAGACACAACAACGTCAAGATGGACTTGGTTGGTATGGGTACAGTCAAGCATCACTTATTGGGTTACACGGAACTTACTTTAATGCAATTGCAGCCGGTCTTGTCATCGGCTCTGGTGGAGCAATAGTCAGTGATTTAGTAGCTGACTGGGTTTCTCAGGGCGATTCGGATGTCTGTCCTGATTGCGAGGATTTAGAAGCTGGTGGGCCCTACTCAATTTTCAATTGGCCCCAAGATCCTCATTTCGGATGTCGCTGCTACCAAAGTGCACCATATGTGTTAAGTGCTAATACTTAAAATTTTTAATAAGAAGGTTAGGAGTGATCTATATGGTAAAAGAATTTAATGTATTTGGAAAAGAGCATGCTGGAAGAGGTGTGCAATTTGGTGATTTCATAAGAAATACACATAGTGGAGAATGTGAATTTAAAGCAGATTACAGCACCCAAATCACAGAAGATGTTAATAAAGCTTTGATTAAAGTTATAATGAAATCAAATTCAGAAGTTCATCCCGATAAAACATTTACAGATCTAGTAAATTCATTCGACGAAACAGTCCAAAATGTGATAAATGTTATTGATGAGAATATTGCGAATGATACAACCACAGCTTCTGATGCTTTAAATTATGCTAAAGCATTAGACATTCTCCAAGATATTTTATTAGATTATTTTGACTAAATTTTCGCTCTACTTCGCCATACATGAATTTAACGAAGTTGCCTTTATAAGTAACCTTCCAATTTACTATTTTAGGATATACATGTCCATATTTACTATTTAATTTTACTAAATTTTGGTGTTAATTATGGCAACTGAGATGCTTAAAGGATGTGGCGAATCCTTCAAAAAGTATGAAATGTTACTATTTTTAATATTTTGTTCAAGTCCAATATTCCTTATAATAATCCTTGCATTGTTTGGAGGTATTTATCATGGTTAATGAAGACAACATATTGGTGAAAGGTAAATATCCTTTTAAAAGTATTTTAGGCGAATTGAATGTTGTCGCGTTAGTTCATGTTGATATTAAAGAGAAGACTATTGATTATTTCAATGTTAAAGATACTTCAGCTATTCCAAAGACTCCTAAAGGTTATAATGTTTTTATTAATGAAGGTTAGATCATGAGCGATACTTTAGCCTGGCAAAATGTATGTCCAAGTTGTGGATATGAAAATTGTCTTGAAGTGAACGGATCTGAAGTTACATGTACGATCTGTGGCTTTTATTTTGATAATGATACTGGAAATTGTATAACATATCCTAACAGCTCACAATTAGAGCCATTACCTACATCCTAGTTTTAATTTTATTCTTTTGGAAATATTTAGAAAAAAGTAGACAGGTGATTATATATCTCAAATCTGTAAAATGTGTGGAAGTTGTTGTAAGTGTATCCGTATTGATAACAAATTAAGCGACATTCATGAAAGAAATCGTATTAAATTCCCTGGAGGAATGACAGATGAAGATAAATTCCATGATGATTTTACATTCATAGGGAGTTTTTGGATTAAACTAACTAAAAAAGAGATCTATAAAATTCATCCAGAATATTTAGAAGACAATCGCATAAATGGGCAATATTTTAGATGTAAATTTTTAGTCGATAACAAATGTAATTGCCATGACAAAAGGCCCGACGTATGTAAAGGCCACCCGTGGTACCAATGGCCACATGATTTAGATTATGGATTTTTCACAGATAAATGTGGTTACAAATTAGCTAAAGAAAAAGAAGTAAATAAAAGGATCCGCAAGGGGATTTTAAATCCATATTTTAATTTGACAGATATCCCTAAAAATTTTATAAAAAATAAAAATTTTGAATCGTATCATACAATTAGAGGATGTTAATTTTTATTATTATTTCTAATTCTAAATTTATGGAGGTTAATCATGACTGAAAAAGATGATAACCCCTTGGTAGACCAGACCAGTAACAAATGTAGTCCTGGCAGTCCTCAAGGCGATGTATTACAAAAGATTTTTGAAGCATTAAAAGAATGAAAAGGAGGTTAAAAGATGGTAACAAAAATAACACAATCCATGATAGACGACAGACAAAAAAACAACCTCGACAAAGACGGTAAATGCACATTAGCCAGTAAAGATGATTTTGGTAATTGTTTAACAGATGCAGACTTAAAAAATCTAGTTGGAAGATCCCTCGGAGCATCAAACAGTAACTATGTCAAACCATTAATCTACGAAGCAAGACGCCAAGACATAATCACAGATGCTGATGTTAAATCTGCAGGATATGATCCAGAATCACCAGCACTTACAGAGAAATCAGCTCCAAAAATGACGGCCGGAACAAAAGCATTAGTTGAAGGCAGTTGGAATGATTTCCAATCCAGTTTAAATGAAGAAGTCCAAGAGAAATATCCTAATTCTAGCAGTTTTGGAGGTAATAGTCTTTATATTGAAGATGTTCTTCCAGAGACACTTCCAACAGCAGGGAGCATTATTATTAGTAATTGGGATTCTGACAAATATTACAAAATACCATTCACGAGAGATTCTGATGGTGAAATCAGTTTAGGAGACAGTGTTGAAGTTAGTCCCGAAACAAATTACAATCCAATTGAAGCTACTGCAAAGAGTTTTCAAGGAATGTGGGTTGAAAAGGACAATGTAGAACAGATAGTCACAGCTCCTGTTTTAACACCAGGCAAACCTGATTGTGATCATTGTCGTGGCGAAAAGATATTAACAACCGATGAAGTCAAGAAAATGGCTCATGTCTATATGGCAACACACCGAATTGTTGATAAAATGCATGATTATGCTTTTACAGAGCAGAACGTGGGGGATGTGGTGGAATCATATCTTACAGATGAACCCAAAGTGATGAAAAACATTCGTGGCGATGACGTTGAATTACCAACTGGAACATGGATGGCATCTGTAAAAGTAACGGACCCTGATACATGGGCAAAAGTTGAAGATGGAACATACAATGGTTTTAGTGGAACATTTATTCCAGAGGACTTATCAAACAAACTGACCGCAGCTGCAAAAGAAGGAGTACTAATTGGTACAACATCGGCTGATAAATCGCGTACATTAATAGCTGATTTAGATCGCCCAGTTGGATTCACAATTTCATTAGTCCCTGAACCTTGCGTTAAAGATGCTGTGTTTTGTTCAATTAAAGATAAACCATTAGAAGATAAACCTGCGGAAAAAACAGTTGAAACACCAAAACAGGTAGAATCCACAAAAGACAGTTTATTCCAACATCTAAAAAATAGAGCATCCAAAGCTGGAAGAACAATTAGCGATGCAAATTATTCAAAAATAAAGGATGCAATCAACCTGTTAACTGACTTTGTAAAACAAGGTGACGATGAAAGAACACCAACAGAGAACGATCCATTAGCACCCAATGTTTTAGGAAATGAAGAGAACAGTGTTGGAGACAGTCCAATTAACATTAAATCAAACCCATCGGAGGTAGATGATATGAACGAACAAGAATTAGCCGATTTAGTCGGTAAAGCATTTGACGATAAAATTAAACCTGTAACAGACAAAATTGACGAACTTGAAAAATCTGTTAAAGCAGGAACACCCACAAGTTCCGAACAGGAAGGATCAGTTGGCGGAGCAGATGGAAGAGATTCACTCATAAAATGCCCTGGTTGCGATAATGACACCAATGCCGGCGATCAGTATTGCCCACAATGTGGTGTAAAATTAGCTAGCGACAAAGGTAAAGACAAAACTGAAACTGATGAAGCAGGAACACCACCAGGTGACCAGGCATCTGTAAAATCAAGACTCGAAATAGTTGAGAAAATGCTTAAGATCCCAGCTAAAAGTAAAGGACTTGAAAGTGCAGAACCTGAAGGATCTGAAAAGACAGCACCTGTTGATACTTACACCGCTCTCGGAAGAGATGCATTCGGTAGAAAAATTAAGACATAATCAGGGAGGAATCATAACATGAGTGGACAATTACAAGATATAGTCAACGCAATAGAAAACCTAGATTTAACTGGGAATATTAGTGCTGGCGAAATAACACCTGTAATGTTAGCTGCAAATGCAGTACTCGCAGGAAAAGCTAAAATAGCAATAAGAACATTAACTATTGGAATCGGATCTAAAACTGCAACCGTAACCAACACAGCAGATATTAACGGTGTACCAATGGGACATTACTTTACAAGTGCAACATTAGACGCAACCGCAACTGGAGCAGTATTACAGTTTGTAGCTTCAACCGGCCAGATTATAATTACAGCACCTGCAAACGCAACAGCCGCAACAGCTGTAGCAGTACCAATTTTACAAGCAGTATAATTTAGATTTTAATTTTACTTTACATAAAAAAAGAAGAAAGAATATTAGTTTTAAAAGTGAAAATAGAAGAGTTAGTGAGCGTTTCGACCAAAAAACATTTCACATTTTCTTAAATTTTTTACCCTTAAACCATATCCTGTTCTTACACGATATTTGTTTTTGTATAAAATATACCTATCTATTTTCATTTTGAACTAACTTATTCTTCCAAACCTTTACAATGGAGGAACAATTATGAGTATGTCAACAAAAGCCCTATTAAGTGAATTAGGGGCATGGGAAGCATTCAAAGACCTTGTTGAAGTTTCATCTTTAGCAAGTTCTGTACTGCAACCAGAATATTTCACACAATTCGTTATAGAACTTATTAGGCCAAGAACCATTCTTGCAGATGCTAGAATGATGGAAATGACTAGTCCAAGAGCTAATATAGACAGGACTGGTATTACTGGTAACATTTTACACAAACCTACAGAAGGTCAGGCATTATATGCTATTGGATCAGATCCTACGGATAATGGAAATGGTTCTGGACAGGTAGATTTCAAACAGAACCAACTTAATGCCCAAGTTTATGGTGCACAGATATCTATAGACGATGAAGCAATGAGAAGGAACATTGAAAGACAGAATTTCCAGAACACTCTTTTATCCCTTATGGGAAATGCAGCCGGTATGAATATGGAAGCTGTTCTTGTCTTTGGAGATACAGTTAACTCTGCCTATTCGTCTGCAATTGGTAACAGTGACGCTTACCTTATAAGCAATGGATGGATAGTTAAAACACCTGCATCTCAGATGATATATGGTGTAGCTCATGGTAGTACATACAATCCTACTAATAACACAGCAGGTGATTTTGACGGTTCAGATATCCAGGCAACCCTACAAGCAATGCTTGAGAAATATCCAAAACCATACTTAACCAACCGTGCAGATCTCAGATATTACTTACCATGGGATTTATACGATGGGTATGTAAACCAGGCAATCGAAAGAATCGGTGGAGTTGCAGACCTTGCACTCACAACTGATTGGACACCTATATACAAAGGAATACCACTTGTATTCGCTCAGGTCTTAGATGATCAGGTAGGAGTAAGTGCCTTTGGACAAGTTGCATGTCTTGTAAACCCTGACAATCTTGTTTACGGTATATTCCACCAGGTCACAATTGAACCATGGAGAGTACCTATCGCAGCCACAACTTACTTTGCACTACGTGTTGAGTTTGATTGTCACTACGAAAATGAAAACGTTGTTGTATGGGCTTTCCCACAGACTGCCCATCCCTAGTTAATCACTAGGTTATTTTATTTTTATTTTTTTAAATAAAATGGAGGAAAAGTAGTATGAAAAAAATAACAATCCAAAGCATGAGAGAAAAAGAATATATAGCACATATCCAAGGAGTAGCAATTGTATTTAAACATGGAGTAGCAGTTGTTGAAGACGAAATAGCTAAAATGATTGCAGATATAAAAAATCCATTATATCTCATACAAGATATTGAAGCTAAAAAATCAGCTCCAAAGAAATCAGCCCCGGCTAAAAAAGAAGAACCTAAATCTAAACCTAAACCTGAGAGTAAACCTGAAGAAAAAGCAGTTGAAGAAAAACCTAAAAAAGAGTGATCAAATATGGTGAAAATGGAAATATTTACAATACCCGCAGATAGGGCCTGCAAAGCCACAATTAACATGGTAAAAAGAATACAGAAAAGTAGGGAAGATATTGAAGTTGAAGAAATAGACATATTTGGAGACGATTCTAGAGTTAATGAATATCGTATACCTGGTGCTCCTACAATAGCTATTAATGGAGAAGTAAGGTTTATTGGAACTCCTAAAGAAAAAGATTTAATAAAAGCATTATAAGGATGGTTGAAGAATATGTCAGTCCAAATAGGGATACAAGCAAAATTCAAAGATTTGCCTGTCAACATGACAGATGTGAGTGAACAATCTACACGAATCTTAGAAATTACAATTGTAGATCTCGCAACAGATAACATATACAACATCACAACCGACCCTACGATGACTGCAACATATGAAATAACTGACGATGCAACACACCAAATCGTAACCCCCATCACACCTCTTGAAATTACATCAAATGATACACAGGAAATACTCATAACAAGCGAAGAAAACACAAAATTAACATCTGGACTGAGAAAGGAATCAAGAACAATCACACTTGTATTCGATTATGCAGACAACACTGAACAAGAAGAAGTTGAATTTGGATACACAATATTTATGCTACGAAAGAATGCACCATTACCACCGGAAGACGGACTACTTGACCCTAATGATTCAATAGATCCATTCATATATTAAAGGAGTGATTATCATGACAGTAAGTTATGCTGACGCTGATTCTGTAACTACATTATTAACCACATTAGGGGTTCAATCAAGTGATCTAAAACTTCAACAAGCTTTAGGATATGCAGATGAACGAATCAAAAATAAAGTTCAACGTATCGAATTACCTCATCCAGTTCCATCAGTGATTTTACAGGCTGCGAATTTAATAGCAGCAGCCATAGTTGTTGAGGGCGCATCTATGATGAATGACCATCTTTCAGGTACATCAACAGCATGGAAAAAAGATGCGTATGGCATGATAGCTGAGTATTTGGCAGCACATCCTGAAGATCGTAAAGGTGTTAAAATAAGTTTCAACACAGTTTCAGGACCGGTTAAAGATACGACTGTTCCAGACCAAGGTGCAAATCCATTTTATCCATATTAAAATTTTATCCTTTACTTCGTTATAGCAATATTTAACGAAGTACAAATCAACTATAGATAATTAATTTTATTTTTATTAAAATTTATAACTTACCCTCATTTGGAGATTAAATCATGGGCTTAGTAAACATCAAAGTTGTAACAAACCAATTACCTGAAAAGTTATCACAAAAAGGCGCCGACCTATCAATGATAGTTTATGGTCGCAGCCAAATCATGGCATTCACAACAGCCGAGATAGTGAGAAGTTTAACGCCCAAAGGAGAACATTGCCCAAATACAGAATATCCTGACAAATCAGGAAACCTCGAATCAGCCGTTAAATATATAATCAAAACTCTAGGAGCAATGATTTATATTGACAAACAACAGGCACCATATGTTGACTGGGCAATAAAAAGAGGTCCAGTACATGCAAAAGGTAAGGCAAGTGGTGGATCTAACTGGCTTCATTTTTGTAAAGGGGGACAAGAATTTTTCCGTAAAAGTGTAGGTCCTGTTGATAAACCTGATTTCTTCAAATTAGGATATGAAAAAGCGTCACCTGTAGTTGTTGAACAGGCTGAAAGTTTAGGTTCACAAATTACAGAATTATAAATTCTAAATTACTTTTTTGAGGTGAATATTAATGGTTACAGATCTGCCAGTTTACACAACCCCTGTTTATACGATGCCTGAATTTGACATTGATAAACCGAGTCTACCGAATATGATGCAATATCTTCATGATTTATTGGTTGCAGTAGTTGATGAAAGTGGCAATCCTGTTTTTGGTAAAGTTTGGATAGGAGATCTTCCATCTCCACCAATGGGAACACCAGTAATAGCACAAATCAATACCACTGAAAAGGTAGCAAGGACTATTTTTCCAGGACCGAATCCCCCACCATCACCACATTATGTCCCAGTTTATGTGAGGATATTTGTAAATAATCCTGATCATAACACTGCGAATATCATTGTAAGACAGTTAGAATATTATTTGACAAGTTTTCTCTTAATCCAAGATACCACGTATGGTGGAACATGCATGGCAAGTGAATTTGATAATGAAATGGCCACCCATGGGAGTGGAGTAAGCAATGGTCAAACGTTAAGTGCCGGCGCAAGTATTAAAATCTTAGCAGAATTCAGTGCTTAAATTTTATTCTTATTTTTATTAATTTCTACAAAATTTATTAAGCAAAACCCGATAATTATGGAGGTTAAAACATCATGAAAATACGATTTATAGGGCAATCTCCTCACACAGTTCCTGGCGTTAAAGAGAACGTTGAAATAGGGGAAGTATTAGATGTGAGTGACGAAAAAGGCAAAGAATTGTTAAACGGATTATTTGAAAAGGTTGATGAAACTGTAATTCCCTCAACCTCTGCAAATATTACTACAAATACAGACGATAAAGAGGTGGAATAATGACTGGAAATTATAGGTCGTCTAGTTTTTACGCCATGGGAATTGGTATTGAAACTACACCTGGAACATACATGGCACCATCAGTATTTCTCCCATATGCAAATGGAGATCCTGATCTGGGGATAACAGACAGTCCATTCCAAGGACATACTGGTTACAGGGATTCGAATTATATGACTACAAGGGATAAAGTAGACCCCAAGTTTGACCTTAAAATGCCTGCATGGCCAGAAAATGGATTGGAACATTTACTTTACCTACTCTTAGGAAGTAAAGTTTCAACAGAATTAGGATCT